GCAGCCCAAGCAGCAGCAGAGGCAGCAGCCCAAGCAGCAGCAGAGGCAGCAGCCCAAGCAGCAGCAGAGGCAGCAGCTCAAGCAGCAGCCGAAGCAGCGGCTCAAGCTCAAGCCGAAGCTGAAGCTGAGGCAGCAGCACAAGCAGCAGCCGAAGCAGCAGCACAAGCTGAAGCCGAAGCAGCAGCTCAAGCAGCAGCAGAGGCAGCAGCTCAAGCAGCAGCTGAAGCACAAGCTCAGGCAGAAGCAGAGGCTGCAGCACAGGCTGAAGCCGAAGCAGCAGCTCAAGCAGCAGCCGAAGCAGCGGCTCAAGCTCAAGCCGAAGCTGAAGCTGAAGCAGCAGCACAAGCAGCAGCACAAGCTGAAGCCGAAGCAGCAGCTGCAGCAGCACAAGAGGCAGAAGAACAAGCAGCAGCAGAAGCAGCAGCCCAAGCAGCGGCTGAGGCACAAGCCAGAGCAGAAGCTGAAGCAGCAGCTCAAGCAGCAGCTCAAGCTCAAGCTGAAGCCGAAGCAGCCGCTGCTGCAGAGGCACAGGCTCAGGCAGAAGCTGAAGCAGCAGCTCAGGCAGCAGCTCAAGCACAAGCTCAGGCAGAAGCTGAAGCAGCAGCTCAAGCAGCAGCTGAAGCAGCAGCAGAAGCAGAAGCTCAGGCAGCAGCAGAAGCAGAAGCTCAGGCAGCAGCTGAAGCACAAGCTCAGGCAGCAGCACAGGCACAAGCCCAAGCTGAAGCTGAGGCAGCCGCAGAAGCAGCAGCCCAAGAAGCAGCTCAAGCAGCAGCAGAAGCAGCAGCTCAGGCACAGGCTCAGGCAGAAGCCGAAGCAGCAGCTGAAGCACAAGCCAGAGCTGAAGCTGAAGCAGCAGCACAGGCTCAGGCAGAAGCTGAAGCAGCAGCTCAGGCAGAAGCTGAAGCAGCAGCTGCGGCTGAAGAAGAAGAAGTAGACATTAATGAAGAGAACTCTTTAGAAGACGAGGATTCAGAGCTTGCTTCTACTATTATAGCCGAAGAACAAGCCAGAGCAGAAGCTGAGGCACAAGCCAGAGCAGAAGCTGAAGCAGCGGCTAGAGCAGCAGCTAGAGCAGCAGCTGAAGCACAAGCCAGAGCAGAGGCTGAGGCAGCAGCTAGAGCAGCAGCCGAAGAACAAGCCAGAGTTGAAGCTGAGGCAGCAGCTAGAGCAGCAGCCGAAGAACAAGCCAGAGTTGAAGCTGAGGCAGCAGCTAGAGCAGCAGCCGAAGAACAAGCCAGAGTTGAAGCTGAGGCAGCAGCTAGAGCAGCAGCCGAAGAACAAGCCAGAGTTGAAGCTGAGGCACAAGCCAGAGCAGAAGCTGAAGCAGCAGCTCAGGCAGAAGCTGAAGAACAAGCCAGAGTTGAAGCTGAAGCAGCAGCTCAGGCAGAAGCTGAAGCAGCAGCTCAGGCAGAAGCTGAAGCAGCAGCTCAGGCAGAAGCAGAGGCAGCAGCTGAAGCAGCAGCCGAAGAACAAGCCAGAGTTGAAGCTGAAGCAGCAGCCGAAGAACAAGCCAGAGTTGAAGCTGAAGCAGCAGCTCAGGCAGAAGCAGAGGCAGCAGCTCAGGCAGAAGCTGAAGCAGCAGCTGAAGCAGCAGCCGAAGAACCAGAGCGTTTTGAATACGAAGACGAAGTAACTGAACCACCAGAGCAAGTACTAGTAAATTACGAAGACTTTGTAGACCAGTTCCCTGATGTTGATACTGAAGGTGAAGCTACTTGGACTGACCCTGCGACAGGAACTGTTTACGTAATAAACTATCCGCCTGTTCTTGACACAACAGAGCCTGAAGGAGACCCCGGAGGTGGCGGTGGTGGTTCTGTAGGAGACGAAGAAGACCCTGCTGGTGATGATACTACAGTAGGTGACTCTTCTGATGATGATACTACAGCAGATGACCCTATTGGCGATGATGGTGATCCTATAGGAGACGATGATGGCCCAACAGGCATTCCTGATTTTTATGTAGTAAGAGATGACGGAACGGTAGTAACTGTACTTGATCCAAATACGCCTCTTGATCCTTCTAACCTTCCTCCTTGGGTTGATACAGGTACTCCCGGAACTTACCCTGAAAGCGGTCCTGTTCCTAGTGATGACCCAACTGTAGACCCAGACGAAGACCCAGACACCGGAGGAGGTGGTACTACCTTCCCCTTCCCCGGTGGAGACACTCGTGGAGGCACTGGAGGCGGTGGAGGCACTGGCGGTACTGGCGGTGGAGCCGGGACTGGGACAGGTACTGGAGATGGCTCAGGTACTGGCACAGGAACCGGCACTGGAACTGGAGATGGTGCTGGTGATGGCGACGGTGACGGCTCCGGTGGTGGCGGTATGCTAACTGGAGGAGGAGGCGGAGGAACATCTCAAGTAGCTGTTCCTGTAAAAAGATTAGGTCTACAACAGGCGCAAATGATTTTACCACAAAAGAAAGACTATATGGTTGCTTTAGACGGTATGCTTGCTGAATTTTATAAAGGAATATCATGACGTATTTAAACTTAGTAAATAACGTACTGCGTCGTCTTCGTGAAGATGAAGTAACGTCTGTACAAGAGAGCACCTACAGTAAAATGGTAGGGGACTTTGTCAACGACGCTAAGAGAACTATAGAAGACTCTTGGGACTGGTCGGCGTTGCGTACTACGCTAACAATAACAACTACTGCTGATGTTTTTAACTATGTGTTGACTGGTAGTCAAAATAGAATCAAAGCTTTAAACGTCATTAACGACACTGCTAACTTGTTTATGGAGTACCAAACGGCAACATTCTTTGATGAAGCTTACTTGATTTCTGATGCTCGTAAGAGTACTCCTAAGTACTATACGTACAACGGTGTTGATAGCAACGGTGACACTCAGATTGACATCTACCCAATCCCAGACAAAGAGTACACCATTCGTTTTAACTGTGTCAAAAGAACGGCTGACTTGTCTGCTAACGACGACCGACTTGTGATACCAACAATGCCTGTGTTGCACTTAGCTATTGCTCTGTTAGCCCGTGAACGTGGGGAAACAGGCGGTACTTCTGCTCCTGAGTACTTTAAGATTGCTGAAAACTATATGTCTGACGCTATTGCCTTAGACGCTCAGAAGCATCCAGAAGAAACAATCTTCTATACCCCTTGAGGTAAACTATGGCACAACAACTTAACAGTATTAATCTTGTTGCACCGGCCTTTAAGGGAATCAACACAGAAGATTCTCCGTTGGCTCAAGACCCCTCGTACGCTGAAATTGCAGACAATGCAGTAATCGACAAGCGTGGACGTATTGCTGCACGTAAGGGTCATGACGTTATTACAACAAACAAAACTGCGCTAGGCACGGCTTCTCTTAGGGCCATTAAAGAATTTAAAGACGACGCTGGAAACACCAAGGTATTCTCTGTAGGTAACAATAAGATCCTTAGTGGTACTACAACCTTAGCTGATGAAACTCCCGGTAGTTATACAATTACTGCTGACAACTGGAAGATGGTTAATTTCAACGACAAGATCTATTTCTTTCAGCGTAGTTTCCAGCCTTTAGTCTATGACAACGCAGGAGGCTCTGTAGTCACGCTCAGTAGCGTTTCTGGAGCGGCAGGTGTTACTAGTGCTATGTACGGTAACGAAGTCCTAGCGGCCTATGGACGCCTCTGGACAGCAGACTTTGGTGCTAACAAGTCTACCATTTATTGGTCTGATCTTTTAATAGGTCACGACTGGTCTGGTGGTACTAGTGGTTCTATCGACATTTCTAAGGTATGGCCTGACGGTCATGACGAGATTGTAGCACTGGCAGCACACAACGGCTCTTTAATTATCTTTGGTAAGCACAGTATTGTTGTCTATCAAAATGCTGAAGCCCCTGCAGAAATGTCTTTAGCAGACACTGTAGCAGGAGTCGGCTGCGTTGACCGTGACACTGTACAGTATACAGGTACTGATGTGTTATTCTTGTCACACACAGGCCTAAAGAGCTTTGGTAGGACAATACAAGAAAAGTCAATGCCTATGGCTAACTTATCAAACAGTATCACTAAAGACATCATAGGTCTGTTACAGAACGAAACTTCCTTTTTTAGAACTGTTTATAGTCCTGAACAAGGTTTCTACTTGTTAACCTTTGTAGGTCAGGACGTCACCTATTGCTTTGACATAAGAGGTACTGTAGAAGACCAGTCGTACCGTGTGACACGTTGGCCCGGCACAGGGTTTACGTCCTATGGTAGGCTTGAGAACGGTAAGCTGTACATAGGTACTACGGAAGGCG